TTACTCAGATAATCTTTCCTTAAAATCTGCCAATATTTTTAACTGATAATCCTCAAAGCCATTATGATTTTTATATTTATCATCATTTGATAAACCTTTCAATTCATTCACCATTTTTTGATTTTCTTTTCTTTCTCTGGTTATGTATCTCTCAACTTCATCTTCATCTTCATGCATCATATTTAACACATACCGAAAATCTTTTGTTTCCAGTTCCGAAAAATATCTATCTTTATAATTTTTTATGAATTTATTATCGTTTGTGCAAAAATAAGGAGCATTGTGCAACTGAGCCATAATAACACTATGGATTTCACCCAAATCTTTTTGATCATTTATACCATTTTTTATCTCGTTCGTTACATAATCTATATACTGTTGTTCTTCAATTGAAAAAATTTCATTATTAATTACCTCAATTTGATTTGAATATATTCTAGTTTTTGCATCAGTGTATATGAAGCGATAAGAAAAATTTTCTACATTCCATTTTTCAAATTCTTCAGCGACTTTTTGTGCGACCTTCACACTGCTAAAAGTACTAAAAAATAACTCACAGGATCTAAGAAGTGAAATACCAACAAATATATTTGTGTCAAAGTACCCTTTATTTACTGTCAATTGAGGTAACCTCCTCAATTAGCTCATTAATACTCTTTAAATCATTATTATCTATTTTTCCTGCTCGATAATTATTTTCGATAGCATCAAAAACAGCACCTGTAATATATTTATTTCCTGTCTCCATTAATGCGGAATACTTTTCTCTATTGGAAGTATTAAGCTTATCAACTGCTTTTTCTTTCATGCCATATAAAAATCCCATCCTATTAAAAATAGGATAAAAATCCATTATATATTTTAAGACTGCATTATAATGCAATTTATACTTAAGTGACAAAGAAAGAACTTGATTATTATACAAAGTCTCATTTAAGAAATTTTTGCTCAAGTATTGTTCAACTGCTTTAGGTGGCATTAGAATAACCAAAGCAAACAATTCTGCACAGTCCTCATCACAGTCAATCTTCTCTTTACTATATTCCTGATCATCTAATGGATATAAACTATGATAGACTTCATGCCAGATAGTATAATTTTGAGTAGCTTTATAAACACTACTATTTACAAAAATAAAATCAATACTACCTAGTTTAAGATAAAAACCACTTTCTTCTTCCTTTATATAAGAATCTGATAATGGCAAAGCTATAATAAAAAAGCCTGCCTTTTCGGCAAGCTTATATGAGTCTTGAATAGGATCTAAATCATCTAATCCAAGTACACTTCTTCTGTAATCCAATGCAGAGTTTATAACGTTATCTTTATTCATTAACATTCCTCGCACATCTCGATTTGTTTGCCTGCCACAACCATAAATTTTAATATTGTAAACAATTTTTCTTTTTGCACCTTACTGCCTTTATTTCTGAAACTTAATTTTTCAGGAGAAATAGTCTTCTTACCAAGTAATTCTGATATATCCATATTTAATACTTTTGCAATAATAAACATATTCTTAGGAGTAAGGGATGGCTTTTCCAAATAAGATTCAATTGTACTTAATTCAAAATCTGTCAGCAATCCTTTAGAAACATTGCTTAAACGATTTTGAATTTCTCTTTCACTATATTTATTTACCGTTAACTCTTGTTCCAAGATAATCCCCCCTATGTGTTTACACAAAAATAGACAGTCTTCAAACTGTCTCCTGTCACTTAACTGTTAATCAAATAAAGATGACAAAAGACTTTGTCAAGCTTTGTCTAACATAGTCTACTTATTATATACCCTATCCTTTTACTTTAGCAACTTATATAAAGAAAAAAGTATTTTAAATAAAGAAAAATAACTTATAAATTAATAATATTTATTTTTGAAAGAATATCATATAGAGGGGGGTTATCTTTATAAACAAAAAAAGCCCTACACTCTTATCTTGAGTGTAGGGCTTAATTCTTACTTATAAATTTCTCTTACTCTTAATCGTTCGTGCCAGATCCATTCGTTATGGTTATTCCAATAGATACGACACCAACCATCGATTGCTTCAAATACATAGACTTGCTCCGCTGCTCCGTAACTGTAATTGTTAAGGTGGAATTTATATTTCCCTGCAGGACCTGTCCTGAATGCAGATGTTGCACCTAAATTATCTATAGTCGCCATATAATAAGCGCCTGCTGACCATTTAAGATTTTTAGGAGGAATGCTACCAACTTTTAATAATGGTGCTGAATTGACTGCTGTCTGTTTAACAGTAATTGCTGCAGTTTGCTTAACGCATGGACCATCGAATTTAATTCTTATGAAATAACCTATACCATTACAATCATCCCAACGTAACGCTGAACCTGTATTTGCCATACCGTCCCAATTTTGCTCTAGGATAGTACATCCACTAAGGTTTCCCTTATCGTATACAATGCCTATATGACCGAATCTATTATCAAAACGACCTCTAGTAAATACTGCGATATCCCCTACTTCTTGTTGGAAATCAGGTGTATTTCTATAAACTGTAGCTTTACCATTAAATGCGTTGTTAGGCGCGTCTTTAGCATCTCCCCACATTCTAATACCAGTGGCCCAATACATAAAGTCTACTGCTAAATCCATGCATTGCATTCCATAGTAACCATCAAAATCAATCTTACGTCCTACATACCAATTTAAACGTTCTCTCATTTGATTATAAGTTTTAGCCATATTATTTCTCCTCCATTTTTTCGTTGTTATCTTCAATATCTAAAACATTCTTAAACTTCTGCGCTTGTTGCGCGTTATGTGTGATATTGTTATTTTTCCAATACGTCCACGCGATTGATCCAATTAAAAATAAGTCACTTAATGTTTGGTAGATAAAAGTTTCATCACTTTTAATTAAAGGCTTTCCATAATGCGCTAGAGCAGAATTGATTAGTGCAATTAATAGCACTACTAAACGTGTCAAAGCTAACTGTAATTCTTTATTCATTTATAAATTCCTCCTATTAAAATAGACGTACCATTTTGGCACGTCCTTTATTTAAAAAATATTTGCGCAAAAGCAAAGGCACTTCCGCCGATTGTAGCGAAAGCACCTATGATTGCGACTATGATCTTGTCGTTCGCATTCTTACGTTTACTGATAAATTCTTCATGTGAATCTACTTTGCCTTTTAACTTATCAACTTCGCCTTTAAATCCACTCATCGTATCATTTAACGTTACCATCTGACCCTCAATGTTAGTAAGTGACTTTACAAGTGGTTTCTGTGATTCGCTAAATAGCGTTATCGCTTTGTCGAGCAAGTGATAGTTATTTGTGTGTTTGTCATCAACTTCGTCAATATACTGATATATCTTACGTTTATCACGCTCATGTAGTATCTGCAAATCCTTTAAAGACTCAACTCTATCGTTTTGCAAAATAGCTAACACCACCTATAAATCCAATTACACCTAAACCTGCTGACAGTATCAAGAAGCCTGTAGGTGTTAACCAGTTAATCGAATTGTTTATACCCGCAACTGCTAAAAAGAAATAAAAGAAAGACAGTCCTATACCACCTATCATAACGAGCAGATCATAAATTGGTCTTGTTAGTCTATGTGGTATATAGAAGCAACTTGCTATCAGACATATACTGAAGAACATAATTATGGCTCCCCATGTCCATAGCGGATAAACTTGGTGTAATGCTTTGTACAGAGGACTGTCATTTACTGCAGTATCAGATTCTAAAATCCAAAATGATGCTCTTGCTAATGAATACAAACCAAAAGTAAAAGTAGACGCACATGTCAATTTCTCAGGTGTTGATAGTGGTCGTGAAATCTTTGAATCATCAGGTGTAACATCGTCGTTTCTGTTCATTTAATCAACTCCTTTATTAAATTTATCTATAATAAAAACCCCTAATCACTTTGCGTGTAAAGAGGTTATATTAGTATATTTTTTGAAAATTTTTACTTACTCATTAAGTCAACTTCTCATTTAAAGTAATATCTACTTTTAATACATTTGAATATTTTGAGATGGATTTATATTTTGAAGTTGACCATTTCTGATATAAATGATGTCTTCTATATTCATTGTACTCACAGAAGATGTACTGCCATATGCGATACATCCATCCAACCACATTTTGGCGCCTGTAGAAGTTAAAAAGTCATATCCTTGATAACTATCAAATGCTCTGACCCCCAGATTCCATGATTGCGTTCCAGAATTCACATCTGCAACATTTCCACCATCATTAAATGCATATAATCCTTTTATTCTAATTATTTTTATTCCATCGTGTGCAGTTGAACCATTGTTTGATTTAGATCCCGCACTACCTTTATCTCCACCATTGTTTGAACCAATACAACTTAACTCTAAAATATAAGGTTTAGACCCATTCAATCCTTGATGATAATTAAATCCGTCCATATTATTATGTTCGGCAACACACTCTTGGAATATCGCACTAATTCCTCCAACAATTTCGACCCCATTACCGTTTGAAGCAGACGAGTGCAGAAATTTTGTGTTTTTAGCATATAACTTAATAACTTCGGATTCACTTCTAAAAGGTCTGTTACCACCTATAATTTCTATATCTTGTAGAAAGAAGTACGAAATATTAGAAGTAATTCTTAATGGGTCTGATAAGAGCAGTGCTACTAATTCATCGCTTTTAGGCTGCGACTTATAATGTGCGTATACGATATCATTCTCGATAAACCACGTGTTAGCTTCTGAATCTACATCAGCAATACTCAGTTTTTTCTTGAATTCTAAGTAACCATTGCTATTACTTACAGATAGATCAACCACTTTACCAACTCTAGCTCTAGCAATCTGGTAAACATTTGTATAACCAGAAGTCTTAGTCCACTCTAATCTATCAGCCATTATTAACTGTGCTATACCATCATAACTAGTTATATTTATCGCCTTGTTAAAATTTGCTGGCCAAAAAGTGTTATATCTAAAGTGTTTCCCTCCCTTAACTTTAATCTCACCTAAATTAACCATACTAAATGCTTTGACCATAGATTTAAATGGACTATATTGACTTAATCCATCATAATCATCTGATCCGTTCACAAAATCAACGTAATAAGTGACTCCATTGATTATCTTACTCTCTTCAACATCATAGTCTGTAATGTAATTACCGTCGATAGAAAGAAATAATCTACCTTTTAATTCATAATTATCTAGGTTGAATCCTAAAGGTTGTGGCAATGTGAGCTTATTACCTAATTCCTTATTTTTCAATTGTTCAACACTTAACTCTAGAGAATTAGTTCTATTTTTAACGTCTTCAATATCATCAATTGGAAATATCACTTTTGGATAGGGTGAAACTATTGGTTTAATCAATCTTGTCTCATTTGATACATTCCTATTATCGACTCTTAACTCAATGTATGAAGCATTTGTTGGTATATTTACATTTTCAACAACATACACATCTTGGTTAAAGCGTGGCAAATCATACATATTACCTATTTGTTGGTTTGAATTATCAAAAAATCTATATTGAACAAGTGTGTTTGAATTAGTGTTTCTCAATAATATACTAACTTTTTTTGTCGATAAAAATACATCTGTTATTTTTACTCTGTAGAAAAAATAACCATTAGCAGCTATTAAATTTGACTTCAGAGAATCCAGACTGCCATTAGGTGATGTCAGTGAACCCATGAATGAATGATAATAAGGATTCTTTGTAATAGTAGCGTAAGTGGTAAAATGTGTATTGTTTTCTGGATATTGAAAAGCATTTATTCTTTTGTAAAGGTAGTCTCTTAATAATGTTTGAATCTCAATTTTATCTTTTGCATCAGTATTTAATTTCGAGAATGAAACTGCTAAATCTGCTAATTTATTTGTAGTCACACTACCATCCAAAAGGGAAGTTGTAACAATATTTCCATTACCTAATTCATTAAGAAAACTATCTGCGAAAGCGTTCCCATCTAACTTTCCTTTATTAAAATCTATATCCGATACGGATACTTCTCCCTTTTTTATATAAGAAAGAAGTGAACCGCTTATCTCATTAATTTTAGCACTCATACTTTCTGATAATATTCTAAAGTTTTCATCTGCTGTATTAAATCTATCCATAACTTGTTGAGTAACTATTTTTAGTGCCAATTCTGTAGGTATTGATTTTATTATATTAAGCAACTTGCTATTATGAGATTCGGAAACAAAAATTTGAAAATCATTATCTGCAGGAAACTTTACACCAGAGTATGTTGTGACTTCTAACTTATGAGTGTAAGGAAATAAATCATTGGTAATCCTGAAGGACAAAACACCATTATTTATTTTCTCTTCACTAATCTGTCTTACCTCTTTTGAAATAGCATCATAGATAGATACTGTACAGTCTTCGTTTAAGTTTGATAGTAACGCGCCTTTTGAATCGCATAAAAGAACTTCTATCGGACTTGTATTATCTGATTGCTTGATAGTAACATAATTGTGAAAACTATCCTTAGTCTTTATAGAATTAATTTCCATCTTATACCTCCGCTCCTTTAAAGATTACTACTGGAATAATCTCCTTTAGTTTTGTTGCTTCATTAAGTTCTTTTAAAGTTAAAAGAGTCGCATCAGCTTTCACTGATACAACTCCATCTTTTACTTCTAATTTTTCTGATTGTCTTGCTTTGGATTCATCGACAATGATTGCTCTGTCGTAGTCGTCATCTACTACGAGATTCAGTCCTGCTTTAACTATCCTTTCTTCTCCATCGATTGTTTTAGTTAATACTGACCAGGCTTCCATATCATCCCTCCTAATAATCTGTTGTTCCAACATATAATGTCTTTACATTAATACTCGATGCACTATTCGATTTAATTCTGAAATAGAAGTTAAGAACTCTTTTTGTTGGTCTTCCTAAATCAATTAATAATTCGTTCAACCTCTGACTGCCTTTACCGACAGCATCTACAATAACTGAATTGTAGTAAGTCGTTGTTATACCATCATAGCTAAAGACCTCTATTACTCCACTTCCACCATCACTCATAAAGGATGAGAAACTTACTTTGAGATACCTTTGAAAATGTATAACGGTATACCCATCAAACTGAAGTGGTGTATTACTCGTTGTAGTGAAGAAACCTTCGCTAATCTGAACACCGTAATCTATTTGTGGTGGACTCACTCTGAATACTGACATTCCAACGTTCAACGTACTGTTCTTGATTGGTTGGAATCCGTTAATATCACTCAATGTGACACCTGAAGTAACACCAGTAATCAATTGTTGTTGCGACTGAATGTTTGATTGTAGCGTCGAAGTAGATTGATTAAATCCTTCTGTCACGTTCTGCAGATCATTAGATACTGCACCGATTTTAGAATTGAGGGCTGTTGTTGATTCTGCTAACTTTCTTTCAACATCTCTTGTACGCTCTCTCGCAATCTGTTTTTGCACATCTTCCATCGTCCAGGGTTTATCGCCAATAGTTATTGATTTGTCGTGTGGTTGAATCAAATCAATACTCTCTCCAATGATTTTCATCTTATCGCTGATATTTAAAGGTGCAACTTCAACAGTATGAACGTTAAATATTTCTAGTGAGTCTGGACGTAAACCGATTAGTTCTAAGTCAAGCGCATCTAAAGATATTGAAACATTCGCTACCTTTTTACTTTGTTCTTTTATCCATTTATTAGCTGCTGCTTTTAAGGTTTCTGGTGTATACATATCGTTAAACTCAACTGCACCGGTTTGTACTCCATATATACTAATCAATTCAGGAATATCAATATACGGACTACCGTTATTAACATCAGCAATCGTTAGCTTAATCTCTTGACCATTTGCAGTTTCGCTAGATACCCCTAAAGGCTTTAATCTCGTGATAATGTCTGTAGGATCAATCTTGTACTGGATATTCTGTAGATTTTCTCCGAGTGCAATCTTTGTACTCTTTTCTTTTGCGTAATCTTTATACCAATGTATGATATTAGTCGTTTCAGTAATTTCAATTACGATAATGCCACCGTACTTATTCACTAAGTCTTCCTCGATTGTAGTTAGTGTATCTTTATCATCATACCTATAAAAGTATTTCTCTTCTTCTCGATATGTTTCATCTGCTGGAATAACTGGTTTAGGTACATCAACTGTTCCAACTGTAAATCGTTTATAAGTTTCAGTTCCGACTTCACTATTATGATGATTGATAACTAACTTAAGTAAATCTATAGGTGCTTTATCAAACTCAAATGATTGCTTTTGCAGGCTGTCCTTAAGAAATGCTTTGGCACCTTCAAATGTCAGTTGATGTTTGAATTCGCCACTTGATTCCATCGAATGATCAGGAGTTATTACGCGACCTCTAAACTCATATTTGTTCTTTTTCGTATTGTAGATTTCAAGCATGGTCTTAAACGATTTAATATTAAACGCTGATTGCTGCAAGAAACTATGAAATAGTGAAATGCTTGATGAATCTATGGAATTTACCTGTCGTTCTAAAGTTGCTGATGATACTTCTGAAATACCTTCAGCTAAGTCTAAAATCGTATGTTTATTACTTACATCATCGACGTTATATAACTTCAAACGATACATCAGATCACCTCACTATTATCAATTACATTTCTAGCATACGGATGACCTTCAAATACTATTTTGAAGTTGATACCATACGATAATATTTCAGGTTCAATATCAACACATTTAACATAGTATTCTAAGTTTTCGTACACATCACATCGTAATTGACTCATAGGCTTGCCATATAACCATTTCTTAATATCAGTAATAATAATTGACCTGTCTTGATAATCGTTGCAGAATACTATCATTTCGAACGATATCTGTCTGTCTTCATAAGATGGTTTTCCATATAAAAAAGAGAAATCATAAGAACCGCTCATATAAGGTACGGTTTCTTTGATTTCTTTTATTTTAGGAGTTGGAAAGCTATAGCTACTCATTAACATATCTTTAGAATGTGAATGTTCACCGTATATGCTGAATCCAGCTTGTAATCTATTAGACATTCGCTAACCCCCTATTTCTATACTTAAGATTTTGTGCAATTTCTTTATCGATATCAGGTGCAATTTCTTTAGCGATTACTTTCTTATCGATTTTTAACACTGTTTCTCTTTGAGCCATTAAGCGTTGCAACTCTTTCTGTTCTTCTAATAGCTGAATCATTCTTAATGTTAGGGCATCGTCTTTAGTGAATCCAAGCTTGTCACCAGTATCTTTCCAAATCTTCTGCTGTTGAACACGTTGCGATGGATCATGACTGATAATCGATTCTGCAAAGCCACCCTCGGCAATCCATGCTATTTGAGGGATATTTACAATACCACCCTTAGCATATCCTGGTATCTTAAGCTTTCTTCCAGCATAAATCATATCTGATTTTAATCCGTTTAACTTTTTGAGCGCTGCAACGGTCGTATGATACTTTGCGGCAATTCCACCTAATGTATCGCCCCACTTAATGTTGTGTGTTCTAGGTTGCTTAGGTCTTGCTTTAGGTGTGATCTTTGCTTTAACCTTTGATGCTATAGTCTTTTTTGTAGGTGCTTTAGGTTTTGCTTTAGGTTTAGTTTTAGGTTTAGCAGTCAAATAGCTACTTGCTCGACTTTGTATAGATGTCTGTTGTTTCTTGATTGATGCTACTTCTTTGTCTTTAGCTTTAATTTCATTATCGTAACCAAATCGTGAATGTTCATTTGATAGATTATTAACATAGCTAAGAACTTGTTTCTGCAGCTTGTTGATTTCAAGAACATTCTTTTTACCACCGCCGACAAGTGTTTCAACTCTAGGTATAGCCGATTCGATACCACCTGCAAGAATTTCTCTTAAGATTATAGGATCTAATCCCATTTTTCTTAATTTTGTAACGTTTGCTGCAAACTTCTTCATTCTATTAAGTCTATACTTCATAAATGCAATGAAATCACGTGAAGTATTACCTTTCGCAGCTTCGAAACTCGCATAGCCACGATATGAATCTCTTAAGCTATCTCTAAATGACATCTTCGAATCAGCTAATGCTTTTCGTTCTTCTGTTTTTTGATTCAGTTGATTCTGCAATCTTTGCTTCTGTTTAATTAGACTCTTCAAGAAGTTAGTTTTCAGAACTTCACTTTCTTTCAACTTCTTCAAGCTATTAATCTGCGCTTGATAAGCTTGTATATCAGCACGTGCATTTGCGATTGTCTTCTTATTCGATGACTTTTTAATCTTATTATTAAGCGTAGCAATCTTGCCTTGATTAGATGCAATAATAGAACTAATCTTCTTGTTAATTGCATTGATATTAGATTGCATCTTCTCGACAGGTAACTTACCGATATTCTTCATGTTGGCCATGATTAAATTACCTAAAGCGATATCCTCTTTACCCGTCACCTTGCCACTCGTTTTACCACGTTTTGCTATAGCGCTACCTGTATTGTACATGCGTTGCGCTTTGCTTAAGGCTTGTACAGTTGCTTTGTGAGCTTTTGATTGTTGTGTTACATTCTTACTTAAACCAGTAATCGCACCTGTTAATTTTATAATCTGACCAGGATAGATTAAATGATTCTTAATACCATTTAACAGTTGCAACGCTTTTACAGTCGTTCCGTTTTTACGAGAGATATCCCATAAAGTATCTCCTCTTCTAACTGTATGCGTCTTACGTTTGATAGTTCCTTTTGCATATCGTTTAGGCTTACCATTCACCATTCTGTCAGCTAATGCTATTAATTCATTCGCTCGTTTTCTACGCTTAGGAACAGTAGGAATTACAATTTCTCTACCTTCTTCTCCACCACGATAGATAGAATCTTTAGGTATGATACCACCATTCGCATATCCACCGCGCCATGTACCTGATGCCATACCAGGAATATTAGTGATTGAACCATAACGAGATTTAATCCATTTAATAGATGCGGTAATATTATTAATCGGATTCATCATGCCTTCTGTCGTACCCATTAAACCTCGATATGTTTGAGGGGTAACTTGCATTAAACCTCGTGCTTCATTTCCACCTGTATTGACATCAACATAACCATGTTGAACGGCTGCAGGGTTAAATCCAGATTCGTATTTAGCAATAGTTTTGAGGTATGGTGCCCAAGAATCAGGTACACCTGTTCTTTTGATAGCGCTTGAAATCCAGTTAGATATATTGCCAGGCGCTGAAACTCCTTTAAGTATTCCAGCACCGCCCCCACCATTTCCTTTTAAGAATTTAATAGGATCTAGTGTATTTGTATTTGTTAAAGATGCACTTGCGGGACTTTCAACTTGGTAATGTAAATGCGGACCAGTTGTCCAATTACCACTATTACCTGTCTTTGCAATTGCATCACCCTGTTTTACAGGACCTGTTTTTAATACTTTCGATAAGTGCAAGAAATATTGAGCGATTTTACCAGATAATAATCTAGCTACTACTCCACCACCGTAGTTCGATTGCTCAGAAACAGTACCACTTGTTGGTGCGTGTATCGTTGTGCCTATCGGCGTTGCAAAATCGACTCCGTAATGTCGCCCTCCGTTAAAACCATAACCTGCAACGGCACTATTCGGACTATAAGGAGTAGTTATATCAAACCCTAGCAATTCGCTTCCGTCAGCATTTCCGCCAGTCGCTTCATCTATCCAACCAGTTACTAACTTTACAGCTTGGTCTTTAAGTTTTTTGTAAAGGTTACCCATAATTTCTCTAGGAATTCCAACTACATCACTAAAGTCTACACCGAACTTTTTCATTGCAAGGTCTACTAATTTACTTGGATCTTCAATGTATTCCATAATGTCTGATGCAATTTCTACACCTGCTCTTGTTACCTTTTCAACTTCTGCACCTTTTTCCGCAGTATAATCAAGGGCCTTCCTAGTATTCTTCCCACCAAATAGTTTAGTTGTATTTGTAACTGCATTACTAGTCGCTTTAACGAACATTCCCATACCAGGAGTACCTTTTGAATACCTAGCAGGTTCTAATAATTCTTCAGTTTGCTTATTGTTATAAACATGTGTTCCTTTAGGCATCCAGAACGTTGTTTCTTTCTCGAATAATACAGTACGTCCGTTCGGGAATTGAACAATTTCTCTTGTGCCTTTTCCGTTACCTGGACCTTTATCTCCTACGGTCGCCCATCCATCTTCAGGATGCCCTCCGGTGCCTGTAGAATATTTACTAGCATCGATTTTTTTCAAGGGCGGATCCATGTGCAAACTCTTCGCTACCCAGTTAACACCATCAATCATTAAATTAAGTCCGCCAATGACTTTATCCTTTAATCCAGAAGCCATATTTTTACCGGTTTCAATGACCGAATCTTTCATGCCGGTTACGCCATCTTTAATGGATTTAATCCACCCTTTAATACCATTCCATGTATTTTTAAAAGCGCCAACAACTCCGTCTTTTAATCGTACAGCTGCATCAACTGTCGATTTTTTAATCAAATTCCAAGAGTTAGCGAGTCCGTTCTTTAAATTTTTGATGATATTTAAGGAATTCGTCCAAAGATTTTTAAAGGCACCAATGACATTTTTCGATGTTTTCGTTGAAGTATCCCATATAAATTTACCGAAATTCTTAAATAAATTAAGGATACCCTGCCACATGGATTTTAGTCCGCCAGCAAATAATTTAGCAAAGCCTAAAGCTCCTTTAAGAAGTTTTCCGTAGAATAATAACTGGACACCGTTCCAAATTAACTTTATGGCTCCGGAGAAGATATTCTTAATACCCTCCCACATTTTTCGGAAGTCGCCAGTAAATAACCCACTGAAAACTTGAATCAAGCCTTTTATGACTTGTAAACCACCTTTTATTACACCCTGGATATTCTGCCAGATCGATACAATAATAAATTTAACAAGTGGAAAAACAAATTTAACTACTGCAAGTATTCCGTTAAAAATATTCTTTGCTGCTTGTAGTAGCTGTTGACCATCTGAACCGGCAAAGAATTTCTTTATAGCACCAAACCCATCTTTAACAAAGTTTGTGACTGACCGTTGCGCTAATGAAAGTTGTTGTTTTAACGTATTAAACCAGTTAATGATGTTATTCGCTTCACCATTGCTGAAACCTAGCTTTTGAAGTATATTGACCGATTTACTTCCCGTTAAATCAGAGAAGAATCCTCGAATCTGTTTGCCCCACTTAGCCATGTTTTGCAGTATTGTCACAGTACCTTTTAAAGCGCCGTTTGCTGTTGCTAGTGCGGGACCACCTTGTTCAGCTAAAAATTCCTTCCAGGTATTTTTTAACTGAGCTAAGTTCTTTTCATAGCTATCCGCTTCTTTAACACCTTGTCCAAATACTCCAGCTTTATTATGCTGACGAATAGATTCTTGTACTTTTAACTGTTCTTGTTGCGTAACAGTCAGTTGCTCCCATTTCTTGCCGTAGACTTCCTGTGCCTTATCGTTTAGCATGGTCTGAGATAAATTAATCATAATAGTATCTGCAGAATCGTATTCGCCTTTAATCACGGCCATCATACGTCCTGTCGACTCTTCCATGGATTCATTAGCGAATGCCGAACCATCTACTGTACGTTCTAACCACATTTTAGAAGTTTCGTATGCATCTTGCTCACTTAATCCTTTTGATTTAAGAATCGCTTGATATTGCAGCATCGACTTCTTTAATTCGTTAGGATGAACGTTATACTTCTGAGCCATTTCTCCAAGATACTTATCTGTAGTATTCTTCATATCGCCCATTACTTGTTCGTACTGAGAGTTTAATGCTTCGATTTCAGCAGTAGATTCAACTATCTTCTTTGTAAATTCCGTTATGCTTACAGTAGCTAATGCACCTGCAATAACAGGTCCTAAACCTTTAAATGCACCTTTCAATCCACCAACTGAACCAGTTGCACCATCGATATCTTTAGAAATATTCTTAGTAGAATTAGAAAGATTTGCATCATCTCCAACGGTTCTAAGCTTTCTATCGAGTTGATCAGCACGTTCTTCAACTTTACCGAAAGCGATATTCGCACTCATAGACATAGATTCGAAGTCGACATCTTTTACACTTTTATTTATCTGATCAAGTGTGTTATCTGCAACCTTACCCGTTGATTGTAATTCTTTTTTAGCTTTATTGAGCTCACCATTGAGCTTGTTAAAATCAACCTTATCATCTGTTTTCTCAAGTGATTTACTTGTCTTCTCAACATTTTTTTGTAGTGCTAGTAAATGCTTACCTGCTTCTTTCGCATCATAAGGTAACCCTTCAAGAAACTTAACATCATTCAGCTTATTCATATTGCGCTCTACACTGTTAACATTACGAATAACAGTCTTAAATGTATCACGTGAATTAGCGTCTAAAGACTTCCAGTCCACACTCTTAATTTCATTTTGAAGTGACTGCATCGTTTCTTTATTGACGTTACCTGTTTCTTTGAATTCCTTTTGAGCCTTTTGCAATTCAGATTGTAACTTCTTAGTATCGAAGTCTTTACCTGTTTCAGATAAACGCTTGTCAAAAGTCTTAAGTGAATCATCTATAGTACTAAATGCTTTATCCATACGCTTCGTTGATTTTTCAGCAACTTTTGGCAAATTATCAAAGTTCTGTTCAAGTACCTTAAACTTATTCAGCATCCCATCTATCGATAGTTCAAACTTAGTACTGATTTCTTGTAAGTTAGCCATATTATCCTCCTTTCCTCATATATTCATTTAAATAATTAATTAAGTTTGTAATGCTTTTAATTGTTCGAGCTGCTCGAAGTCCCACTCTAACTCTTTAGGCATATCAAGCACTTTATTTTCCTTCATAGGATCAATACCTTCAATGAACTGATTCTGTCGTTTAACATCATCTTTATCTTGAGCAGGATTTGCATTAATACGCGATAAGTGATTCATATATAAATCCCACTTCTTCGCTTCTGCTTCTTGCTCTTCCTGTTCAATAACGATAATTAAATAAGCTAACGCTTCTTCAAGTGGCATATCAATTATTTCTGATCTTCCACCTAATTTGTGCGCTAGCTTAAATATGAGTGCATCTTCGAGTTCGTAACCACTTAGTTCACTGGACTTAGAGTCGCTTGAGTAACTTTCTCGCCCCACTTGAGACTCTTCTGAAAGCTTTTCGTAGACTTTTTTACACGTTCAACAACCTTAGCTAAGTCATTTACTTCTGCGATAGCATCTACTACATCAAAGAAAGTATCCATTTCTTGAAGTTTCAATTGATCCGGATGAACATCGGATAAAATAGAGATTAGCTCTAATGCACTTTCAGGAGCAACTTCAAGTAATAATCCGATTGAACCAGCTGAATCTTTTACGAATTGAGCTGATAATGCACTCAATAAATCTTTAGTGTCCATACCTTCTTCAACAGTATCGAATAGACCGACTAATGCACCGTTGATGTTTTCATCAGCATTTAATTCATTGATTAATGTTTTTAGAACTTTAGTAATCGCAAAGAATTGATATGGTCGCATCGCTTTGATTACAACTTCTTTTTTACTATCATCTTTTAATTTTCCATTTTCATTAAGATATTGTGTGATTAATACTTTTACTTCGTTTGTCATGTTTTATTCCTCTTTTCAATTAATTATTTAAACAAATACAAAAATAACCCTACTTGCTTTAAGTAGGGTTAAAATTTCTAAAGGGCTGTTGCATTTGGATCAGTAGGCCCGATGTGGAAGAAGTTTCCTGGTTTAGACATATCAAAATTATCACGAGGATATACGTTGAATTCTAAATCGAATTTACCTTGTTCATTTTTGTATGCACGTTCGAATCCTGATGTAGACGCTGCTTTATAAATGACGATATCCTTAGATTTATCACTAGGGTCTAAATCACGTGGATGGATTACCATCTTAATCGCTCTGTCTCTGTTTGATGAACCAAGTGGGCCATCAGTAATTCCAACAAGCGTTGAACCTTCACTATCTTTAATAGCATGTGCACCAGCCATTGATAATTGAATTAATTCTAATGATTCTTGAGATACTGTAAGTTTTAGTTTAGCTTCCCATCCTGTTACACGGTCATCTAAAGTTGATTCCCCTGTATCTTCAAATTCAATAGGTTTCATTTTAGGTTCGACAGTAAATACCCCACCTTCAGTTTGTAAGAAGTCTTTACCATCAGCTGTCGCTTTACCGCGGAAGTACAACTTTTCACCAGACTGCAATTCCATTTCGATATTTGCCATACCGAACATGATACTTTTATCAAATGCATTCATATAATTAATTCCTCCTGTTTTATGCATAAAAAATAGACATCCTTTCAGATGTCTAAATATGCTTTAATTTTCAATTCTTAATGTTGTTCTAAAGTTAATGCTGTACTCCATCACATTGTCCTCCACACCTATTCTGAGTGGCTCAGAGAACGCTTCAATGAAGTAAACATGTATTACATTGTTTTGCTCGTTAATTAACCAGTCGCTCTTCTTATGGAGCAATGCATATGCTTTATAAGCTATGTCTTTGCACCTATCAAAATCACTTGATCTGATATAGATTTGATAGTGCGGATACTTCATTTCGTCGTCATAAATACCAGGCTTTTCTCCGCCGTCTGAATATACTGTACCTGTATTGTCGCCCAATGTACGGTAGTCGACTGACCAAGTAAGCCCAACTATATTTTCTCTTAACAGATTCATGATTGACTCTTGTATCATCAGCCTAACCCTCCAATACTCGCGCGAGAATACTTTCGCACATTATATTATAGTCGTCTTCAGTAACCTTAACTGCATTAGTAAGATACTTTCTTCCTGGTTTATATCCATTTACATTTGGTTTATTCCGAGTGTTTTCTCCACGACCATCTTTATAGTATTCAGGGAATTTAACACCCCTTTGATACTTAGGCCTAACACCTTTACTTTCAGGTTGCTCATGCACTCTTAAAGCATATTTCATGTTAGTTCCTATAGTAATAGAGAATGTTTTACCTTGTACTATCACCTTAGAAGCATTAATAGAGTCTTCTAAGTCTCCTGAATCACGTGGAGCAAGTGCTTTCGCTACTTCTTCAACTCTTAGACCAAACTTACCGAGTTCTTCAATAACAATTTTAGTAAAGCGCTCATCAAACGTTTTAAAATACTGCTGCAGCTGCTTATAATTATCATCGAATTTAAATTTAAAATATTCATCGGCCATCAACAAACACCGTCCTAAATAGAACGCGTGAACCTGTAACATTCGTTGCTTCTTCATAAGATACAACTCTACCAGATCCGTCATTACCATCCATATCAATGAAATGTATCTCTTCTCCTTCTTTAACAAGCATTTGAGGAGGGACATCAATCTCGATATTAGTATTTGTTTCAGTGCCACTTGCTGCAATATTCAAGTTTGACTTACGTCTGACACGTGCTTTAGATTCTACTTTTTCCGTTAAAGGTCTCCCGTATTTATCTGTTTTTGGGGTTCCACTCTCATCTATAACCGCTTTATTGACTAGTACTCTTTGATTCATTGGAGGTCTCATTATATCAACCTCGCTGTTCTACCTGTAGATGTCTTTCGTTCATCAGTGAGTATTCCGTCTATAATCGCTAATAATGATGGAGATAACCTTTCATGATTAAATACGACTTTAACATCTTTGACAGTATAATCTTCAATATTGTGACGCTTAAGCACTCCAAAGCCTTCTTCTTCAGCTTCTAATTTATAATCAAGTTGCAGGTATACCATTCTTGGAGTTAACTCGATACCAGGAAAGTAATCCTTAATATCTTGAATAGCCGAAAATAAAAACTTTGGTAAGTCTTCGCTTGGTACTTCACTAATATAACCGGGCAATGGCATGATGTTCATGTATGCCATTGTGCCATCGATTAATGATTGATGTTGTTCCAATGTTTCCATAACATCACACCTTTATATTATTCTGCTGCTGCTGCTTCCAATACTTTAATGTAATCAGCTTTAACTGCTCCATTTTTACCTGTAGCAACTACTTCAAGACCTTTTTCTTCAACTAACGCTTTTAACTCTTCAACATCTAAATCTTTATATGATTTTTCAGTAGTTTCAGTAACATCTTCAATAGTTACTAAGTCTTTCACGTTCTCGTACTCTTCTTGAGTAAGGTCTAAAGACTGTCTGAAATAAGCTTGTCCTTTGTGAATTACTGTCCCTTTATCTACATATACTTTCGTCATGTTAAGTCCTCCTTTTAATTAATAAATAAATAAGACTGCACTAATTAAAGTACAGTCATTAATACAGTTGAATTGATTGCTTGTAATGCAGGAATTGCAACTTCTCCAACAATCGTTTTTTCACTTGATGGGTCTTTTTCGATAACAGTCTGAACATATTTACCTGGAACATAGTTATTTTCAACTGATGGGCCAGTAAACGTTTTACCTAATCGAGCAGCACGTAATACTACTTTTCCATCTTCTAAGTTTTGATACACTTTTACAGTACCATCCAATTGTTCAATACCTGTGATATTATCATCAATCTGGATTGGCGGTAAACCTAACTCTGTAAGTAATTCATATACACTTGCATCTCTAACGATTCGAGTATCTGTTGTGTTACCATAGATTTGTCCTTTTAATTCAGGATTACGTTTGAACGCTGAGAAAGTCTTAGAGTTCATAACAATGTAATCAGGCTTTTTGTTGCCATTCGTTTTTTGGTACTGTTCTACTGCACTCACTAAATCTGCAATTGGAGTTCCTTCAGGTGTATTCCAATTATTAGTGATTTGAATATTATTTTCTGACGGACGATTCAACTTCACATCGATTTCGATATTATCTACCGGATTTGAGTATTTAAACTCACCACGGTATGTTAGACCTGCACGTAAATATTCTTTAATATCATCTACACCGTAAGATAAGTCGGCAATCTTTAAGAATACTTTCTCGATTACCGCTTGTCGTTCTTGTGGATCACGTGGCTTGTTGAATTGTAATAATTCAACCTCATCTAAGTAATAAGCATGTTGAATCTTTGTTAATTCAATCATCGCTTTTTCGCCTTCACCTTTAGAACGTAATGGCGCACCACTATTAAAGCCTGTGATAGATGCAGCAGCACGTACAGTATCAGATACAACATTATAAATCGCATTAATGTCATAAGTAACTTCCTGTGGGAATGCTTCTGCTAATGGATAGTTGTTTGTATTTCTATTATCTGCTTCGAGTACAAATGCTTGTAGTGAAGCATCGTTAAATTCTTTAATTTCTAACATCTATTAATTCCTCCTATATTTTATTAGACATCGAAGTGGAAACGTCCGATTGTCGCTTTAATAAAGTTGTCTGTAACACCTGTTGTACGCTCTTTAATAACTGATGCTTCACGTACTGCAGGCGCTAAAGTATCTTCTTCAGCAAATACTTTTACATCATTAGCAGTTAATACTGCACCTGACATTGTTTCTGGTGTTAATTCTTGTACTAATTCAAACTTGTTTGACTCTGTATTTCTAAAAACTGCAGTTCCGGCTTTTACAACTGTATCTGTTGAGAATTTAGAACCGTCTAATAATACGTTACCGACAGTATATTCCACGTTTTTTGCATCACGTAAGAATTCTGGCGCTTTTTTGAAACTGTCTACTTTTCTAGGGTTAAACATTTAATTTCCTCCTTATTCTTTTTTACCGAGTAATTTGTCGGCCATTGATTTTCCAATTTCACTTGGGTCTGGGTCTTTCCCACCATTCCCTTGTTGTCCTCCTGGATTAAGGTTATTAGGCGGTTTAACTTCATCTTGCTTTCCACTTTCATTGTTACCTGGTGGTGTCTCGTCACTATTAACCTGAGCAAACAAATAACTATCCGATTCTTTTAATGAACTGATAGCTTCATCTAAACCTTTAATAGTTCCGTCTTCTTGAACTTCAAGAGATTCACGATCAATTAATTTAAGAACAGCTTTAGGATTATGTGCATCTTTAGCAGTTGCGACTTCAATTGCAGCATTTAGAATGATGTCTCGGCGCTCATCTTTTAATTTTTTATTCTCTTCGCTGTACTCATTCAATTTATTCTGCAATTCAGGATCAATCTTTGGATTGTTCTCTAAGTCTTTTAACTGCTTATCACGATTCTCTAAATCCTTTTCAAGGTCATCAATCTGAGTGTCTTTACGACCTACAGTTTTACCATGTTCTTTCATGATTTCATTAATCGTTTCTACTTCAAGTCCTAAGTCTTCTAAAAATTTTCGTCTCATACTATTTCTCCTTCTCGTTTTTATTTCGCTGAACGACAGCGTTAGGATAGTACAATACGCTTGTACAAACGTTTCGACTTTTTGTGACTTTCGACAGGTCGAGTGGCATCCACCACCATCGAGATACTTATGTGATCACTATTCCTTTCTGGACGTGAGTTTTAAAGCTATCCATAATAAAAAGACCTTTTAACGTCATGTCTAGGACGGTTTGTTATTCATCGTTAAAAATACTCATCTTGGTCATCTCCAACATCCCAATAACTTCGGTATCAGTTAAAACTGAATGCATTAAACCGATATTCTTTTTTTTATCTCTATGAATGATGACGACATCTTCGACTTCATTTTTATCAATAAACTTTTGTAATTCATCTACTAAATTTTGAGGTGTAAACTCTTTATAACTATCCAGTTTTACTGTTTTCATCTTTAACAACACCTTTCATTTGTTGTCGTAATGCTTCGAACTTACTTTGATTATTACGCTTGATATTTCGATACGCTCCAATATTCTTTGGTGCTCTATCCCCTAATATCGCTTTCATCGTTATGTAGTGCTTATCTTCTTGTCTTGCAATTCGTTTCTTATCCTGGTCTTGCTTGTATGCATCTTTTTGTTTCTGTGCTCTTGGATCAATATCAGGATTAAATGACTTCGCTTTGACAACAGCTTTATTGATTTCAGACTGACTTTTATATTCAATTACAAATGGTCTTATACGACACTCACAGTTCGGATGTAATGGAAATAATTCGTATACATTGATATGTGGAAATCGTTTATCTTCTCCATCAATACTGAAGACGTGGTTACGATATCTCGCACACACTCCACAAGTAGGCTCTCTTCCAGTTATCATTACAAGATTAGCACCTGCTTCTTCATATCTAGTTAGATGTCCATGATTCGTTGCGGTCCTCATCTTCGTTCTAACTACTGTGCGTGAATAAAAATCTAATGGTAATCGTTTACCATCCACTGTAGTAAATGAAGTGAAACCGTCTTGCAAGAATGTATTTGATACACGTTTTATGATTGCTTCACGATTGTTGCCATCTAACACTCCTTTGCTTATGTCACTTCTGACCGCTTCTAATGTCTGTATATAACTATTATTAAAGTTTTCTTTAGCAGTTCTAATTGCTGCTTGCATGTCTAACATCGTATCAGTAACGATATTAGATAGCGCTTCAACGTTTGCTTGTGTCTTAAAGTCTGCCTGCACTACACCATCAACAATAGCTCGACCATTCAAATGTACGCCTTGCTCTTGTAAATCTTCTGAAGCTTCATCAATCGCAATAAAATAAGACTTCGCTAATTCAACAGGTAACACTTCTTGAACAGTAAGTCCTAGTTCATCGAATATTTTATTGATTGTCAATAATGTTTTTTGAACATCACTATCTTTTAAATGATCAGTATTATGCAGGAGTGATACAATGTGCTTCTTCAATTCATCAATCAGTAATGTTAATTGTTCAGCGTTCATCTACTGCCCCTCATTTCTTTTTAAGAGTTTTAAAAGATAACAGTAAAGGCAACATTATATAATCCATAATTTCAAACATTTTTAAAGGCACTACATTTTTTATAATTGATTCTTTAGATGATAGTTGATGACATTTAGAGTTTTCTGCTTTTATCATTCTATAATCAAATTTCTTATTATCTAAAATAATGGGATATGGTAGCTTATATATTTCAATTGGTTCTCCAGGTTGAATATACTCGTCACCGAAAGGCACTGTATTTTTAACTGTAAATAATTTTTTCCTCATCTAATCACTCCTTGATTGGATTTCCTAATTCATCGAGCGGTGTTCCATCCGCTTGTCTATTGTTTAAGAAGTTATTCAAAGTATTATTGCCATTTAGAACACTCATACTATCTTGAGATGTCGATTCAGATTTAATACGTTCAACTTCTTCATTAACCCATTCTTCCGTCTTGTCTGGGTTGTTTCTTCTCACCGTCTCTTCTAGAGATTGTACTTTAGCATTGTATTTTGCTATATTCTCATCAGCGATTTCTTTTTCAGGTACTGGAATCATCGCTTGTAATGTAATGTTAGGCTCTTCGATGATAATATTTGAATTTTCTTTATTCGCAAGCCATAAGGCACTCTCGAACAATGTTTTAAGGAATTCAATATAATCATTTCTGATTTGGTTTGCTTTCATCAACGAGATAAGTATGTCATAGAATTTAGCTATACCAGACTGAGGACTCGCTGTTTCTAACCTTACAAATTCCATTGCTGCTTGCGATGTCTGTGTTTCTGCTAACATACCTCTAATGATGTCTTTAAGATATGCCATATCACCTATTTTATCGACATCAATCTGATGTATCTGCATGACTTGACCGTTCTCACCGATTTCTTGTATCTCTAGATCTCTATGATCAATCTTGTTTTCATCGCCATACCTATCTTCTGCAATTCTTCGTAACGTATCCATTGTCTCTCTTGTAATACTGATACGCGGTTTACCATTACGCTCAAATGTCTGTGATGCTCGTGTTAAGGTCCAGTTTACTTCATCTTGTCGTCCTGCTAATCCTTTAAGTTCAGATGCACCTAACTTATTGTAGAACGTTGCATTATTCGCAAGATAAGCTATAAACGAACGTTTACGACCCTCAAACTCTTGATATAACTGTTCGATGCCTATTTTTTCTTGAATGAAAGATAAATCTTCTACCTCTTCAAGGTCAGAATCTCCATTGCGTTTATATAACTTATGAATTGTAAGCAGTCTATCTTCATCTTCACGTTCTGTATAAACATGAACATAGTCAATAGCAGACTCTTTTTCTTCTTCTGTCTGAGGTAACTCGTATACCAGATCATAACCATGTCCATCATCATGAGGATAATAAACATTACGCTCTTTAAACATTAACTTCAACTGTCCGTTTACCATGGAAGGTACTGCTACAATGCCACCATCAACTAATAATTGAGTTATGTTCATCTTATGATCAATCTTCGAGTTCTTAACAATCTGGTCAATCGTCTCTTGCTGCAAGTCAATGACTTCACTGTTGTATGAATTATCAACTGTGCCCTCAATCATTTTCGCTTCTTCTGTCGTTGTGTCATTTGCTAACTGCTCCTTATTCGGGAAGTTAGTCTTAACCTTACCAATGCCACGACTGATTAACAGTGAAGGTGTATCGACGATAATTTTACAGATGTTTAACATCAAGTACGGTGTCATTACGTTCTTAGCGTTGTACTCTCCATATTGCAAGATGTCGATTATCTCGCCTTTACTTATTAATTCTTTAGCTCTAGGAAAGATGCTCGCATGTTTTCCATCGTATAAGTCACGATAGAAATACATATCGTCATGCTTTTCTTTTATTACTTCTTTATCAAACTTCTTCCACTCGTTCATAGTTACCTCCTTTACCATGCGCTTTGTTGTCTTATGTAATCCCCTTTAGGAACTACTACATCATAATCATCGAGCCCATACCACATAGCTGAGAATGTATGCGGGTCGATATTGAACTGATCCTCAATGATTTCATCGTTATTGTTAGTTTTGTAAGTTAAGTCTTGTAGTTCATCAATATGATTTACACATTTATCTGAACATATAATACGTTTGAACCGTTTCACCTTCTTTGTGTATTCGGCACGTGAACCGGCATACTTCTTAGCTTTTCTTAGATTCATACCTTTTTTGTTTAGATATTTGATTGTGCTGTCCTCATGGTCGGCTTTTATAAGCGTTCTGCCTAGATAAGCTAAGTCCTGGTACAACTCTTCATCATCTTGCTCTTTCGTATAGACTTCATCATAAATGTATAACCACATATTCTTTTCATCTATTGCCATTCGTGACAATGCGTTGAATGAAGTTACAAAACCAAAGTCGAGACCGTTTTTCAGTAGTCTTGAATTTGTTCTGTTTACTACTTTCATCACTTCATCATGTGCCATGACTTCGAATTGTGGTAATACCTTCTTACCGTTTGTCCCAAATTGCCCTAGTCTAGCAACTCGATGCAGATCAATATCATAGTTCTTCATGTCATCAAGTTGAGCGATGTAATCATCAGGTAAGAAGTAATTATCATCAGCAGTTGAATGATGATAGTATGTATCATTCACTACAACTACTTTCTCTTTGTAGAGTCTATAATCATCAAGTTTTACTACTTTGTTTTCTTTATCTACAAAGAAGTATTTATATGTCCAATTTGTTTTGCTTACCGGATTAGTTGAAAGGATCATATGATTCTTCATCTTCGGATGTCTTAAACGTCCCATTAATTCTTTGAAACCCGCATACTTAATTTCTGAACACTCTTCTAACCAAATAAGAGACACATCATTGATAGACTTGAGCTTACCTGGTTTGTCCATTCCTTTGAATATTATCTTACTTCCATTCGGAAATGATATCTTCATAGGGCTTGTTGTTAGCCTAACACCTTTTGTATTCAGTTCTAAGTCATATATTATCTCTTCAAAGAGCGAGAAACATGAATCTCTAAAAGTCTCAAATACTTCACGGACAACTAACGCTGTTCGTTTTTCATTCATCAACTTTAATATAATCTTTAACGCAACATGATATGATTTACTGCTACCATAACCACCAACAAGAAACTGAAACTTTTGTTCCCAATCAAAAAGGAATTCTTCAAAACGTGGATTAACTTCTTTTTGAATTTGAATCGCATTACTCATCCTCGTTCTTCCTTTCGTTTGATTATTATTTCAAGTGGTTTATCTGATTGCACACCATTCTCATTTTGTTGCTTAAGTTGCGTTAACTGTTCCTGCATCACTGCAACTTGCAACTTACGGTAATCATCATCAGCTGCATGTAATGTGAATTGCTTTAAAGCGCTTCTCAATTCTGCCATTGCTCGTGATTGCGCACTTAAAAAAGATGCATACTTTTCATAAGCGAATGAAATCTTATATCCATCTCCATACTCACTCGTAGATGTTATTTCACTCGTATGATCGTTAGCATCTTCTACCCACATTACTTTTTGCGCTCTTATTATTGCTGCAAACTGTATTTGTATCTGAGCCCATATAATATCTGCTGCATCCATTGAATCAGCTATGCCCATAAGCTCCATTGTCTCTTTAGGAATGTATCTACTCAGTAACCCATGCTTCACAGCAAAGTTGTTCCGTTCTGCGAATTGATTAGGCGGATTAGGATTACCACTCTTTCTTCTTATATCTGTTGTATCTTGTGGATGCTTCTTTTTTGCAACTTTCTTGGTTGCAACCTTATTCCAACCTTCACGACTAATTTTAGATTTCAATGTTCCTAATTTTACATTGTGCTTTTCAGCTAAATCCTTAAGCTTAAAGTTACCTGTGTCATAATCTTCTTTTACTGCGTCCCAATTTGTACTCATGCATCATCAACAACTTCAATCTCGTTCATCTCATATCTCACAACCTTTACGTTACTAAACTCTATTTATTTTTATAAACTGGATGAAGTAAGGGGTGGACTCATCTTTATAACGCTAGTATCCAGTTAATTTATTGCATTAAAAAACACCCACGATTAAGTGAGTGTTACAATTTTAAATCAGGCAAAATATCGCCAAGTATTTCATTTTGTATTTTCTTCAATATCTCTGAATCAGTTAATTTGTTCCCTTTTTCATAAAATGTATTTGCTAACACACATACATCATAATATCGTTTTGCCAATTCTTGCTTGCTCATAGAATTGATATTTTCTATCAATTTTTCTTTTTCATTCTTTTCCATCGTCTTCATCCCCTTCACATGTATACATTAATAATACAAAAACCACCTAGATATTACTAGATGGTTTTCACACATATTCTTTGAAAGGAGATTACTCATGGCAAAGTAAACGAAGAACCGTTAGGTTCGTGCAGTGCGAGGTACAAAAACAAGTTTTTGATTGATTGTAGTGTACTACGCTCCGACCTACCTCCCATTTTAAAGTAGAATTATAGGTTATGTCACGATATGTAAATTTGTAAGTTTTGTAAGTTTATAAAATGTTTATATATTAACTTTTTAAATCGCGATTGAATTTAAAAACTGAATTTTTATCCAGGTATTCAAAACCTTTATTATTAACCCTCTTGAGCGATTCTAAAATAAGTTTATCTTTAACAACCATTTTTGAATCTATTAATTGTTGAATAACTGCAATATCATCTAGCATTTTAGATGTTGTTTCTGTTATTTCTTTATATGCTTCGATATCATATATTGATATTTCTTTATTTAATTTTAACGAATCATTAATATCGCTTACGACATTCCTTAGATTGTTAATATATTTATGATCTAAAATATCATTCTCGTTATATTCGACGCTAATAGTAATATAATAAACTTGACATGTTCTCACAGCGTCAAGTATTCTGAATTGCGCTTTTCTTATTTCAATATTATCATTATCTCTTTTTCTTTTATCATCTCGTGCATCAGTATCTTTATGATTTTTATTCATAACATATATGGCAACTCCTGCTGAAATAAAAATCCCACACAAATTTGCTATCCACGGATGAAAGTCTATTATATCTATCATTCTATCTATACATTCAAGCATGCGAAAATTCCCCTTTTTAATAATCATACAAAATCCCCCTAGCTTTCACTAGAGGGAAAATATCAATCTTTTAATATTTCAGCAATCTCGTTGATAATCTGATGTATCCTTTGTGTCGATAGTTCAACAGTCTTTGCAATTTTATCGTATGATACACCTGAAAGCACCATGTTAAATATCATCGCTTGTTTTTCATCCGTAATTCTATCCCAGCGGTTCTGAATGTATCTCACTTTCGTTTCATACTTAGCGATTACCGCATCCTGCTTCATCAATCTTTGTACTTCTCTAAGTATTGGATCAGATGTCTGCCCTTGTGGTTTAGGCATTGTTGCTTCAATTCCGTACTGAGATATATTAGCACCGCATACATCTTCAATATATTCCTTTCTAAGTTTAGCAACTACCTTAATATTCATCTGGTAGTCTTTAATCATTCTTACAATTTGGTTGGTCGTATAAGTCATGGTTTATTGTTCCCCTTTATAAGTAGTCGTAGATGATTCCGTTATTACTCGTAATTGGTCTTTTGTTCTCTTTAAACCAGGTATAAGGAATACTGGCTCTATTTAGCGATTCCTGAAGTTCTTTTAGTTCTTGGATGTCTAACCTATATAACTCGTTAAACTTCATAAATAGGATAAGAATAAAGCAAATACCACCCTTTTCGTGAGTCTTGGTCAAGTACTCAATCTGGTGCTGTTCGATATTCTTAAACGGCAGACTGGTCAATGATGTCTGTTTTGTATCAAACGCGATAAACTTACCATCATAAATGCCTATAAAGTCGACTGTTGACTTCTTTGTATACCTGGCATCAAATATCTTTCCATTACGACTTTTATGTGTCATAGGTGTTGGAATCTTATTGATTATCGCTATACCTTTTAAATCATATTGAATATTGGATCGTTCGATTAATGTTTCGAGGTATTTACCTCTATTACGTTGACTTGTTTTCTTTTGCATTTCTACCTCCTAAGAAGTTCTTTAATACGTTCGTAGATATCTTTATCTTCCTGTTGATCCGAAGCCACCTCTGTCCGATTCATAACTAAACTCCTTCACTTCTTTTGCTATTGGGTACACAACTGGTGCAATCACTAACTGTGCCACCCTGTCTCCCCTCTTAACTTCATAAGGCTGTGTGCCGATATTGTCTGCGATAACTCCGATATGGTCGTGATATGTGTGGTCTATCGTTCCTAGCACTACTCGTAACTTCGTCTTAACTGACATTCCCGAGCGTGGTCTTACCTGTGCCTCGTAACCTAAAGGTAACTCTATAGCGATGTCTGTTGCAATGATTGACGTCTCGCCTGCTTTGATAGTAATGTCCTCACTTGCATATAAATCCAGTCCACTGTCAGTTGGGTAGCCACGTGTTGGTAGTGTTGCGTTATCTGATAGTAGTTTAATGTTTAGTGTGTTCATTTACTTTCCCTCCATATACTTTGAGTTCTGATACATAAGATAATTTGTTACCACTTGCATTGATTTCACTTGCTACCTGTAATGCAATTTGTTTAGTTTCGTACGTGCCGACAAGTATTTTGTTGTTGTAATAAACTTGCCATACTGAGAATTTATATGTCATTGTTGTCCTCCATTTCGATTCGCTCCATTTCATTCATGAGTGCCAATACTGTTTCGAATGATTGTATTCTTTGGGGAATATTTTCGTATCGAAATAATTTTTCCTTCAACTCACTCCATCGATTTTCTAATCGGTCAATTTTCTCTTCCTGCAACTTTGCACATCTACCTAAGTTATCAATCACTTTACAACATTCATCAGCACGTTGTTTTTGTTCGTTTCTTTCTTTTAAGTATTCAATAGAAAACTCTGTTCCTTTTTCAATTTGACGTAATAGATTGTCGTATTCTTCATTTGTAAGATGTATCATCTAATCCACCATTCCTTTTTCCTTACTCCAAATCAATTCTCCTATGCTACCGTCGGCGTTTTGTAGGTAGATGAATTTGATATTCTTTGTTTTAAGATTGCTTATCTTTCTGTTTTTAACAGAATAAAATTGTAAATTATCTTTAATTACCATCGCTCTTTGAAGAGGTGTCTCCTCCGTAATCTCCACTTCTTCTGTGATTGTGAAGAGGTCGTTATAGTTAAATTTTCCATAAAAACGTAAATCGCCGTTAATATCTGCAACGAGGTTGCTACCTCGATTACTTTCGAAATCACTTGATATAACTTCATTCTTGATAATGTAGCTAATCAACTCATCCAGCCTTACCTGTCTTTCACGCTTAATTGTTTTCATCGTTTCCCCTCCTGGTACTTAAATTCTTTTAACAGTCGTTCCTTAATATCTTCTTTACTGCCTATAGTGCTATTAAATACATGTTTTATGATCGAGTGAATCTGCTTTGTTGAGTACTGTTTAGATTTCATTCGTCATTCTCCTTTTCGAGTTCTTCCATCATTTTTAAAACATCAGAAAAACCAAAGCCTTCTAAAAAATACTCACTATTTTCAAATGAGGTGTTTAATCTTTCCTTCAACTCATTCCACATCTTTTCATAATTCACAATCCTCGCTCCTTTCGTGTTACACTTGCAACACAGTCCAATCTGAATATTTTTCTCTAAATTCTGTTAATGTCACTGATGATAAATATCCATCAATAGTTTTAAATACATACTCTCCTCGACCAACTAAAGTAGGACATCTACCACCACACATATCGAATTCAATATATTCTTTACCACCAGCAAATCCAACGATAGTAATAGCGTGAGGTTTAGCCCACTCTTTTATTCTTTTAAAACTTTCTCTGGTACCATCCCACTGCATAACTTCGTATTGCTTAAGCACTCGTGGCGGCTCTTGAATAATTAAATCTGGTTCCATCTCTCATTTCCTCCTTGTGATTTTTAATTTAGGTTACTCTAGGTTATTCGTTAGGTTGGTTCAACAACTCTGGGTGCTCATGAATGTTGCCGATAATTTCAATCGTTTGGTCTGTATTCATCACATGACTAAGTACATTGCATTCATAATTCCAATCATCTGGAAATGGAACATCAAATCCAGGACAATCAAATTCAATCATATTTTTTACAAAACTAATGAAGCAATCATCGTCTTGCGACACTTTAACAATATCCCCCTCAAAAATCTCCTTACCTTTTTTATCACGTAAGCCAGTGGATTGCATGAGTACGAATATATCATTGTGTTCTAATATATCTGAAAAATCTCTTACTATCTCTCCGTTTTGAATGACCGTATTTACAATAAAATCATGATTCAGCATACATTGTGATTCAATGTTCCATGCTCTGAATTTTGGTATCATTCTCTATCCCTCCTAAACTAATTTCAACTGCTCGTTATGTCCGTAGTGATTATAAACTTCATCTTCTGTCTTAAATATTCCGATGATTATGTTCTCTCTCACTTCCAGGCTAATAATCAGTCCTGCATCGTTAAATGCATACAGGACTTTATTTATATGTTTATCTTTAGGTTTTCTGCGTTTCACAATATAGTTGTTATAGATTTTTTTAAAATCTTCAAAGTTGAGTTTGATTATTTCAGTAATCATTATTCTCTCCTCCTCAATAATCAAATATCGTTACCTGTAATCCAGGAACGTAATCAGCTTTATTTTCATAAAAACGTTCCATGTCGCTCATTGAATCGAACTCTTCTACATAGACTTCTGTTCCAACATCTAAAGCAACATATGTATCGCCCAGTTCTTCGTTTGAATCAACTGAGAAGTAGATAGTACCGAAATGATTATCAGTACTATCAGTCTCCCAATTCTGTCGCATGTAGTGATTGAAGAGTTGTCTCCACTTTCTATAGCTTAAGAATTTAATCATCCAGCATCAGCAACTTTGTTTTCACGTTGTAAGAAGCTGATCATTCTGTCTGCGTAATCGACAATCTTCTTAAGCTCGTTGATTTCTTCATCCTTACGACCTGTTCTTGTCGCATATTTGATGATGTTACCAATCATGAAACCTTTATACGCTTCATAACTGAATTGTGATTCCAGGAATCCAATGACATCCGTCCCTAATCCATTAGGTGAATAATGTGATGGTGGATTGATATTTTGTATAGCCAGTTCTTTACTTTCAACTTCGCTTAATAATTGAGATTGGATTAATTTATTTCTATCAATATTGAAAGTTAAATGAGGACCTTTTTCCCATTTCGCATTTGAAACACTATCAGTCTTCGACATCAATGCCTCATATGATTTTTCCAATGTTTCAAAATCAGTTTCTAGCTTTTGAATAGTATTTTGTTTCTCTTCTAATTGCTTTTCATAGCTTGTAACTAACTCCGTCTCTTTATCCTGGTACTCTTTGATGACTTTGTTCGCTTCTTCTAGCGACTGTTTCAAATTCTTATTCGCTTCAGCTGATACTTCAATCGTTCGCTTGTGTTGATTCAATTCTTTCTCGTACTTCGACGTTAAGAATCTGTCGTTCATTTTTAATGCGTCAGCATTCTTTTTATCTAAACGATCATAAGAATGTTGTAATGATTTTAAATCACGCTCTTTTGCTTTGATTTGAAGTTCTTTTAACTGCAACTCTTCATCTTTTTTCGTAATGGTTGCTTCAAGTTCCTTAATTTTATTCATAAGGTCATTACGTTCTGCATTCAATTTAGTGACTTCTTCTTTGTGCTTATCTCTATCATCAGTGACTAACGACAATTTCACTTTTAAATCGTCAACAATCTTCTGATGTTCTGCTTTATCAATAAAATCACTTAAAGGAATATTGCTCGCGCCTTTATTCTTTTCTACAGGTTTCGTCTTAACTACCGGTACTTCATCAACAATAAGTCCCTGCTCTCTTTCTGCTTTCAACTTTTTGAATTCTTTCATATTCTCACTTCTAAATTGCAGTAACGTTTGATATGCTACACCAATTTTAGCTGCTGCTTCTTTCAGCGTTTTCGTTTCATGAATGATTTGATCAACCTCTGTTATCACTAAACCTTTTAATGTCTTTGCCATAATTAAATCTCTCCATTCTCATCGATGTTTATCAGTTCATCGATTGTCATATTTAATTTCTTGCATAAGTTGTTTAATGTATCTGTAAAGTGTTTCTTTCTGTTAAGTTCGATGTCACCCAGATAACTCTTAGATATTCCTATTGAATCTGCGAATTCCCTTTGCGACATTCTTTTATTTTTTCTAATCCATCTGACTTTTGCACCAATATTCACATTTCCGTATTGCATAGTTAGGCTCCTGCTCTAGTCGTAAATAAATCTGGGTAACGCTTAATGTATTTCTTTGGAATAGGTGCACCCGCTTCAATCATTCGAATAACAGTCTGTCTACCGCTATCAACCACTCTTTTTTTACGTATCGGTGTCGTTGCTGCTTTTTCCAATGACCATTTAAATGTGAAATGACGATGCCAGAACACATTTTTATTGATGCCATTTTCAACTGCTATATCGCTCCACTTCTTATATTCATCAGAAGTGTTATTAAATCTCTCTTTAGGACTTGTAATTGCTTCTTCGAACGTCATACCTCTTTTGATTACGCGTTCTCTATATGCGTTATATCTAACTTTTGAACGATGTTTGTTTTCTTTCCAGTACTGACCCATAGGTGTCGTTTTCATAAGTATCTCCCCTTACTCATATTCAACTGTGTGTGGTATTGTCATACCTGCGTATGTTTCTTCTTTTGTTGCTTTTACAACTTTGTAAATGATAGTTTTATCCGAACCGTGATCAGTTAATTCGATACGAGCGACATCATCGATGCCGACCTCGTATTCGAATAACTCACTTTTGATCTTCTTTATCTTCATATCAGATCCCATATCTCCACCTGACCTAGCTCTTCTTCGCGCATTAGGTTATGCATGTTAATGAAATCTTGAAGTCCTTCCGTTGTAACTTCTTTTTGTATGTGTTTCAGTATTCCTGCGCCGATTAGTCTGAAGCCATCACGTCCGTTTAAAGGAATTACTGTAACTACCCATTCTTTCTTCTGGTCATAAAGTTTAAATCTATTTAGTAAACTCATAAGTTCACTCCTTGGTCATATAATTCATGGTTTATATTATGGTTGAGCTGATTTACATTGAATTTGTTGCTGGTCCTATCATCTCTATCAATGCACATCTTTACTTTTATGCCACCTGTTTCTCTGGTCATGAGTGTGACGTATCCCTTAATACCTTTGGTCGATAGGTATTCTTGTAATGCATATTCTTCTGAATAGAATCCTGCTTCTTTAAACTGCTGGTCGAAGTGCTTTGCGACATCTGAATTTAAGTAATAAACTTCTGATTTTGACATTTGAATCACTCCTTTAATACGTTAAATTAGAACGGTAAATCATCATCGCTGATATCAATCGGTCCTGTTGCGTTTGCAAATGGATCTTGTTGCTGAGTATATCCGTTATTTGCGTTATTTTGCCCTCTGTTGACGTTTTGATTATTTTGATAGTTGTTGTTCGTCTGATTGTAATTTGTTTGCTGTGCGCCGTTATTTTGTTGATTTTGGCTATTCTTTGGTTCAAGAAACTGCACGCTATCACAAATCACTTCTGTAACGAATACACGCTGTCCTTGTTGATTATCATAACTACGTGATTGTAATCTTCCGTCAACACCGACTAAACTGGCTTTACTTAAGAAGTTGTTAACATTTTCTGCTTGTTTTCTGAAAGTCACACAGTTAATAAAGTCTGCTTGACGTTCTCCCTGGTCATTCGTAAACGTGCGGTTTACTGCAAGTGTGAATGACGCGACTGACACACCTGATGTTGTTACTCTGTATTCTGGATCCTTTGTTAGTCTTCCTGTAAGCACTACTCTGTTAATCATTTCATTTCCTCCATCATTTCATTAATTTGTTTAATCATTGAATCTGCAAAATCAAGAAACTGTACTCTGTCTACATCTTCCTCTGATACTCTCACGTTATGCCTAGCAATAACGACCTGTACTTTTAATTCCTTAACTTTAGTCTTAAGCTGTCGCAGTTTCTGTTGGTCCATATTCCTCAATCCCCTTTCGAGTTTGTAACTCATGGTCTTTTTGTGCTACCAGGACACGCAACTCTAATTCATTTGTTGCCCAGTCAATCATTCGTTGCGCATATCTTTCTGTACAGTTAAGGCGTCTCATGATTTGTTCTTTAGTCATGTTTGATCACCTCCGTAACATCTTCTAATACAGAAACTATGCCGCCAGTTAGTTTACTTAGCACACGTTCTTTCATTTTCAGCTCCTGCATTCTTTCGTTTGATACAACTACGAAGTTTTCATCGTAAAGCAGCTTTGCGTATTCTTTGATTGCTTGTTCTTTCTTATCTTCTTTCTGTTGGTCCTTAATTTGTTCTAATTGTTCAAAATTCCATTTGTAATCAGATTCTTGTTTATTGCTTTTATCCTCAACCAGCTTGTCTATTGTTCTTTTAAGAATATCTTCAACATACTGCATCGTTCTGTATTCAGGTTTTAAAAATGTCGGTATACCTAGTCCAAACTTTTCATCCATTTCGAGTTTCTTTGGTGATAAATCTGTTGCGTGTGCACAATCAAATCCGATAACACCATCATTCTCATAAGTGATCCCTCTATGAAAAACATTATCTATAATATCTCTTTCTCCCTCATTTTTAGGCGTGTAATGAAGATAGCCACATAGATGACCCAGATCCTCATGCCTAACAATTTCATATCTGATACCTTTATAAATTCGACTTCTAAAATTACCTTCTTTTTTCACAAGTTCTTTCATTTCATTGAGTTCCATTCGTTTCACGTCTCCTTTTGTATGTTTATTGCATTCTTCTGTCTGCACCATCTAATGTTAAAAACGTTGCCCCATTGCATATTCTTGAATAAGCACGTTTCAGCATGAAATCAGAAGGCATTTCATTAATGATGTCTAAGTTCGTTGTATAGATTGTATTCAAGCCTTGGCGCTTATTCGTGATCTCATACAACTTCTCACATGCCCAGTCTGTTTGCTTGTTTGCTCCTACATCATCCAGGACCAATAAATCAACTTCACTAACTAATCGCATGATTTTTTCTTCTGTATCATCATTCTTTTTATTGAACGATGCTTTGATGAGTGATAAAAGCTCAACATTATCGATGAAAAGCACTGTATTACCTTTGTCTTTCAAGTATCTTGCGATTGAAAATGCTAGGAATGACTTGCCTGTTCCTGTATCACCCTGAATGACTATCGTTTTAGGATTTTGTTTGCTAAATTCCTTACAAAAGTTAGATGCTACTTTATAAGCGTTATATATCTCAGGACTTGCTTTTTCGAGATCGATGTCATTATTTTTGAATGACGCCTTTTTCAGATCCGGATTAATCAACGATTGATTGAAGTAATAGTTAATCTTTCTTTGCTGCATTCGTTTCTTATCTGCTCTCACTAATTCTCTAAGGTGACAGTCACATTTGATTACTAGCTCACGCGTTCCATCATCATTTACTTTGTAAGTGTTCTTTGTACCGCATTTATCACATGTCTCCTCTTCAATTTCTGGGATACCTCGATTTGCTACTGCTTTCATAAGTTCACTATTCAGTAATGATTTCAACATCTTCACCGCCTAACATCTGTCTCATGTTTCTTTCGTTACGTTCTTTAAGTCTTGCGATTTCTTCAGGTGAGCGTTTTGTTGTCTGCACATTAGGTTTAACTTGATTGTTATCCTTAGACTTTCTTCTGCGTTCATTAGCATCTATTTCAGCTATTGTTCTAAATCCTTTGTTATACCAATTCTTCAACGTTCCATTGACATAACTATAGTTTTTGACACCTGCTTCAATGCCTATATCTAATGCTTTGCTGACGATAGAGTCACCTTCATCTCCGAAGTCATCAATCCAAGCAAATAACTTCTGCATTGTAATCGGATCCAGGTAGCCATAACCACCATTTTCGAAGATATCGAATGACGAAGGACGAGTTACTTTTCTTTCGTTTTCTTTTTCTTTAATTTCCTTTTCTTTTTCTTTCTTTTCTTTTTCTTTATTCCATAGACTATCTATACTGTATGGATACTGTATAACTTTATTGTTTTTCTCTAGAGAATTAACATAATCAACGTACTTTATTGCAAATGGTTGATGTTTTACGTTCTCCAGATCAGCCTTAACTCGCGTGATAACCTTTTCTGAATTATTCCAATTAAATTTGGCCCAATTTCTGATATATATTTCTTTTGTTGGTTGGTTATATTCAATCTTTCCGTATTCAATGAAACGAGTTAATAACTTCTCAACAGTTTCACGATTGTAACCTGTTTCTAGTTCGATAACTCTAGAAGGCAATTCATATATCCCTATCTGAGACGTTTTGCTATTAGTCATCAGGTAGATATAGAAATACTTTTCTTCTGGTGTTAAATCTAAAACAAATGCATCTTGCCAAAAGCTAACATTCAAATATCTATGTGTACTCATTCCTTAACCTCCTCTATCAAGGTTAGAACTTCATCTCTGAATCTTGTCCAACTAGTTGAATTAACTGCAGCATCTATAACTTCTTGGTACTGTTCATCATCAACTTGCTCATACCAATCTTTCATTAGTTCTTTTAATTGACGATCATTGTAGTAAAGTCCTCTATTTTTCAAAATCCCTCTGATATAACTAGCGTTTCTTATATAAGTTTTTACTGGATTCCTGTTGTAGTATGCGATGCGTGGAACCTTTTCAAAAGCTATTTGAATTCCTTTGTCATAGTAAACATCGTAAGCTGCATCAATTGCAGTCATCAGTTCTTGCATTGAGTATTTTCTCAACCAAGATTTGATATTTTTAAGCCCTTGAGTTTCGACAGTGCATTCAAAAACTCTCTCGAAATATTCGGCTACTTTTTTCGCTTCAATATTCTTAAGATCTAGCAATTCTTCTTTCCATTGCATCATGAATTCAATTTGTTGTTTGCGCTCATTTAGTAATTTCAACTCATCATGCTGTTTATCCATTACTGCAGTATCGCTTAGCTTTCTATCTCGTTTTCCGTTGTTACATTCAAAACATGAAGTTATTAAGTTCATAATGTCATTTGTGCCACCTTTAGCAACCGGTTCAATGTGATCTACATTTAACACGATATCCGGCGCCTTATTACCGCAATACTGACATGTAAAGTTGTCTCTTTTAAAAACTTCAAATCTAATTTTGTTAGATAAGCTTTTTCTTTTTGCCATTTAACTTACTCCTTTCTAAAAGAATGGAGGGTCTTACCCCTCCGTATTTTCATCTGTGATATCCAGCAATTCATAGTTTGGTGCTTCAAGCATCGTGTCATCAGGTGTGACGTCTTTAATCTTGCTGATATCCTTACCTGTACCTTCGTCATAAGCAACTTGTTGCTGCACTTCTACGCTAATCGGCAAATACTTCCACATATGACGAACAACAGTTTTCTTGGCCATCTCTTCATAATCTGATGTCCAAGGACTGAATTTTGAGTTAGCAGCTTTACTTCTACCTTTACGCTTTTCAATGTCCGCTTTACTCATAAATTCGAACTGATATCCTCCATCTTTAAAATGTGCTACCGCATAAGCACCAATAAATTCTCCTTTATCAGGCTCCATTGTTGGTTTATGAACTAATTTACTTTCTAACCCAAGTTCATAATCAAATTCATCATTACTGTATACTGCATGTGCATAGATTGATTTAATATGACCGCTTCTTCGTGCTAGATCAATCATTCCTTTATATCCGATAATGAATTGAACTTCTTTAATACCTTTATTTTTATTGTTGAACGGAAGTAAGTAACAATGTCCCATTAATCCAGGCTCTAGTCCTAGTTGTGCCGCTTGCATAACTGCTCCAAGTAAACTCCCTACATCTGTATCTTTTAATGCTGGTGTCGTTCTGATAGTAGTCATCGCTAATCTTGTTAATCGGTCAATATCCATATGCTTAGGTAATGCCTGTGACATAGCCGGAGCCATCTTCTTCATATAATCTTCAATCGTCTGAGGTTTTGGTTGATTTGCCACTTGATTTTGTTGAGTCGTTTGTACCTGTTGTTTTAATGATTCTGTAGTTGCCATAATTATTACGCTCCTTTAATTTGTTTGATTTTTAATATTCTAGTTTCTGTTTCTTTGTAATAAGGATCTAACTGTTCACCATAAATTTCTCGAATCTTCTTAGTGTCAAGCGTTTTTCTTACTTGTGGTTTCCAAGTAATCTGATAACCACTTGTTATACCTGCTATGTTATTACCTAGTTTATGCTTGATTTCATTCTCATACTTCGTCTTCAGTTCTTTAAGTTGTTTTTCTTCTTGTTTCACTTGGTCTAGTGCTGTTAATAAAGTTTCAACATCATCACCCAACTGAATTTCAGTTTCATCAATGTCTTTATACATTTGATTTAAAAAGTCTTTCGTTGCGTCACTTCCATCAATTTCAGGAATTACTCCTGCAAGAACATTGTTATACCAGAAGTCCTTTTCAGCATTGATAATGATTTCTATTAACTCATCATCACGAGGTACTTCTTTCCAAATAAATTGATTACCGCCACATAAAACTGCGATATATGCTTTTTCATAACCTGTAACTGCCATGTAGTGCTGAATCTGACAAAGATACGATGCTGGTATCTCGTCATCCTTCCATTGATCGATATTGTATTGAGACGTCGTTTTACATTCGAGCAACGCTCTTTCTCCGATAACTACTCTGTCTAAGTTTGCTAACATAAATTCATGTTCAGGATGTCTTAACATTTTGTTGTTTTTTCTGACTTTCTTACCTGTCCTTGTTTCAAATTCTTTAGCCACAACATCTTCAAGGACGTTTCCCCAATAAATATATTCATTGTCGACTTGCTGCTTTAATTCCGGATTAATTTTTTCAAAGAATAATTGAGTCTTCGACTTCCATTTATTCACTCCAAGAATAGTTCCTGCATCACTGCCACCGATACCTGCCTGTCTAGCTTTCAGCCATTCTTCATGAGTCATTTCTTTAGTATTTAATACTTCTGCCATAGTATTCCCCCCTTAATTTTTATGTGCTATAATGAGTTATAGCTATTTTCTGATGCGCGTATCTTTGATATGCGCTTTTTTTATGTGTTAAATTCTCGATCACGATAAATATCTTCTTGATGATTTAAGTTCCAATTCAAATTATCTTCATCAACCTCTTCGCTACAATACAATCTCTCTAAGTACTCAAGCTCTGATAAGTTATCCTGCATTTACATCACCTCCTACAGTGACTACTTCTGTAAAATAAGCCACTCCACAATCGCTTTCTAACTCCCATTCAATATCACAATGCGGTCCGTATTCATCTATCAACTTATAGTATTCATCAAGCGTGAAGAATGGCCTTCCAACTTTGATGAACTTTATCTGTCTGCAGTATGGTAACTTCATGCAGTTTCCTCATTTTCGAATTCGATTACAGGAATGATGTCTCTACGCTTCAAGAACTCATAAAGGAATAATCGTCCTTTCTGCGTCCACTTCGTATGCATTCTTACAGATACACTTCCATCTTTATGGGTGATTTCTGTCGTTTCTGAATGCGTATAACCTTTAGCGTGATGATTTGAGTAAAGTAGCCACTGTCCCGACTGTTTATACTGAATTTTGAATCGTTGTAGCAGCTTGTTCATCTCTTGTGCTGACATGCCATAGTCTTTTGCGATCTGGCCAATAGTAACCAAACTCTTACTCTTAAGAATTGTGTCTACATAGTTTGCTTTTGGTTTTAATTCGCCAATCTGTTGTTTCTGCATCGTGTTCTCTAGCTGTAGTTTCTCGTTCTCTTCTACTTGCTCAACTAACTGCAGCAATGCTTCTTTGTATGTTCCAGGCAATCTGTTTTGTAATGCTTTCTCCATCTCGTTGAATCTATTGATATATGCCATCTTGAAGTCATTGTGACCCTGTATGTTGAACATGTATAAGGTGAAACCGTCTTTTGTTAGTAGGTATTCTTTTAACTTTCTACCTGTTATATCTTTGTATTTAGATTCAAAAATCACTGAGCCCACATTTGGGTCGAGTAAAATTTTCTCTAAATCTCTAATTACATGTGAATGTCTTCTTTCTAACTCTTCAGCAACTGTCCTACTGCTAACTACTGGGCCTAGTTCTGAATTATTCTCAATCTTGATTAGTGTGTTCATTTTCTTTCTCCTTTCTGATTGGTTTATTAATGAACGTGCCTGGAATTCCTGAATAGCAATTCATATAAAAAACCTCCTTAGATACTAGCTCTTTGTTATATTTTGTAACTTTTTACTGTATAATTTTCTTAATCCGATTAAGAAAGGTGGTGAAAAATATGATTAACTTATCATTTACGCAATTCTTGAACTTTGCTGTTAAAAGTGGTGCAAGTAGAATTTCTGTTGTAAAAAACATTAAAAATGCTGATGATTATCATCCTGGAAAGGATTACTGGAAAGAATTTAGAGATGCAGTAAGAAAAATGCATTCTAATAATCATCCAGCTGAGTCATTAGATAGCTTACTTGAAACTGTTTCAGACAGAAAAAAAGATAATTATCGTAAAGTAATAAATAAATACAAATCCTTTATTAAAGGAAAAGATATTGAGTGGTTTGACCCACCAAAAGCTTCGTACAATGTTGGTGATTTAAAAATTAATGTTAATCACGAATTGGGCTTATACATCAACGGTATTCCATACATCATCAAACTACTTATTTCAAAAGATGCTTCAGAATACGCTTTACAGAAAAACTTAAAAACTACTTTAGCTTTATCAAATATTGCAACTGAATATTTAGAATTGCCAAAGGATTGTAGAAGAGCTGTATTAGATGTTCAAAGAAACAAGTTACATGACAGTGATCACCCTTCTAGAGAAGAAGTAATTCTTTTGAATAACGAGATGTTATTTTTTCAAAATGTTTATAATGACCTTTAATATGAATCGTTAATCTCTCCTGCGATTTGTGAGCAAATACCACAGATTTTGTAATCATCATCATAAAGAATCTTGTGTCTCAAAAAATTTTGATTACATACATCACATGTATCAAACATTTTTAAAGTATCCGCTCTCTTAATCTCCTCCGCCAAGATGACGATTAAGAGGGCTATTTTTAATGTCTGTAATTTATTCATTTATCTCACCTCCTTTAAATCTTTGTAAGTTGCAATTAATAGGAACATCGAAAGCTGAATTAGGACTGTCAATCCTATACGTGAACCAGGTTGCATCTGAAAACTTAATGCTAAGAATAGGACCACAAGACAAGCGATAAACGTACAAAGCATATATAGTGATGCATAAGATAATCTTGCTAAATACTTCATGTCACTGCCTCCTTCCGTTTATCCATTCGATTAAGTTAGCTGTGCTGTATCGTGATGAAATTCCTTCGATATGCACAAACTGAAAATCATCTCGTTTTCTTATTTCGTTGAATACTGCAGCGCTACAACCTATAAGATCCATCGCTTCTTCTCTTGAAACTGTTGGATGATATTTCTTTGTCAGTTTGTCCTCAAGCTGTTCTGCGATTGCATCTGTTAAATTGTTAATAACTTCTGGTGCAAACATCGAATCACTCCTTTCAGATTCTTCGTTCCATCTTTAATCTTTGGTTTCTAGATTGTGCTAATTCTTGAGGATTAAAGTTGTAATCAAGAATGATTTTATTGATCAGTGATTGTGCTTCAAATAAAACATCGTAAGTTTCAGCTGCAATCCTTCTCACATTCTCGATTTCATCTTTTGTACAGTAATCAGGTCGCTTATCAATTCTGATTTGATTCAGCACTTCGACCGCTTCCTCTATTTCATTTAGAAGTCTTTCTTTTATGCAAATACGATGGTCATCAAATATCTGCTCGTTAGCAGCAGGTACTGTATAACCATTCGAAATTTCAAAGTTGATATCGGTTAAAAATATCGGATCGTCACATCTTTCAAATCCTGTCATGATAATGTCAGCTGATAAGTTTCTTCTCCCTTTTTCTACATTGCATATATTAGGCTTAGTGGTTAATAGAATTTCAGCTACTTGCGATTGCGTTCTACGAGTTCTTTGTCTATGTCTTTGTAAACTTGTATTCATGATTGTTTTCTCCTTGAATATTTTTAGGTCTTTAATGTTTACATGCTTTTGGTCTATACTTTAGTTACGGTGTTGGTCACACCGTACGATTAAGTTTGGTCGTGTAATTGATGGTTTATACCAGGTGAGTTTGGTCGCTTGCCTGGTTATCATTTTGTTTTAAATCGTACATTTCGCGTACTTTATCATCAAAAAAAATAGTCCAATTTACATTAAAATATTTAGCTAACGCTAAAGCAGCTGGAATAGTAATGTTTCTGTGACCTATCTCGTAACTCGAAATAGTTGTAGTTGCAAGTCCTACCGCATCTGCTAACTGTTCTTGAGTAATATTATGCTTTTTACGCAAAGATTTTAACGTGTTCATCTTCTCACCTCCAAGTAATACGTATTGCGTACTTACATACTATTACTATACGCGTACTTTGTCAACAATAAATACTCATTTTGTACTATTTTCTGTTTTTTTATGGTCAATGTACGCATATTGCGTATAATTGAAGTATAGGTGGTGTTATAAATGTTTGCTCAGAATATAAAAAAATTAAGAAAGCAGTATGGTTATACACAAACTCAAATGGCAGAAAAACTAGGAGTAGCAAAAACAACATACGCTTCTTATGAGCAAGATAGAAGAACTCCTGATGCTAATATTCAAAAGAAAATTGCAGATATATTCGAAACTTCTTTAGATGCATTACATGGTAGAGAAAAGTTAAACAATGTAAAAGTTGAATCTTTGTTTTTCAACCATATCGAAGGGTTAAATGAACTACCGAAAGAAGAACAAGATAGAATTATTCAGAATCTGCTAGAACAAGGAGCCTTCTTAGTAGAGCGATCTAAGAGAAATAAGAAATTATAATTAAATATAAGGGGATGGTTAAATGGAAAAGTTTACATCTAATTTAGAGTTGTTATCTAATCGTGTTGAAAAGTTAAAAGACAGCGTTAATACAGAAGAAGCAACAAAGACTGCATTAGTTTTACCTTTTTTTCAAGCGCTAGGATATGATGTGTTTAATCCGTTAGAATTCACTCCAGAATTTATTGCAGATGTCGGCATAAAAAAAGGGGAAAAAGTAGATTATGCAATTATAGATAACGAACTACCAGTGATATTAATTGAGTGTAAATCTATAAATGAAAAATTAACAAATCATGATTCTCAGTTATTCAGATACTTCGGAACGAGCACTTCTAAGTTTGGAATACTAACAAATGGTATTGAATACAGATTTTTTACTGACTTAGAAGAGCCAAATAAAATGGATTCAAAACCCTTTCTTATTTTTAATATTTTAAACTTGAAAGAGAATCATATTAAAGAGCTTTTTAAGTTTACTAAAGAAAATTTTGATGTTGAAAATATCTCAAGTTCTGCATATGAACTAAAATATGTGAACTTGATTCGAAATTACTTAAACGAACAGCTAGAAAATCCGAATGAAGAATTTGTAAAACATATTCTTAATCATGTTTACGAAGGTGTAAAAACAAAAGCTGTAATTGATAGATTTAGTCCAACTGTAAAACATACATTCAATTTAATGTTAAAAGATAAGGTAACAGACAAGTTAAATGCTGCTCTTAATAATACTGGAGCAAACCCAAAGATTAATATATCCGATAACATAACCGAAGACGAAACCGCATCTACAATAAAAAAATCAGAACCAGAAATCATCACTACCCCAGAAGAATTAGAAACCTATGCAATAATAAAGGTTATTCTTAATGATGTTATCTCTGCAGATAGAGTATATTACAGAGACAACCAAAGTTATTTTAATATTTTAATCGACAATAATATAAGAAAATGGATTGTGAGAGCTTATCTAGGTAAAAATAGTAAAATCATTTTAAATGATGAAGAAAAAACAACTATCAATATCAATAAACCTTTTGATTTACTTAATCATAAAAACGTAATTCTATCTTGTGTTGAAAAATATAAATAAGTGAGGAATATTATGAAAAAAATATTATCTAGTGGATTTGCTATCACCCTTCTTTTAGCAGGGTGTGGATCTGAAAGTAAACCAGAGAATAATACAACAAGTAAACCTAAAGAAGAAAAATACATAAGTGATGAGAAAGTTAAAAAAGAGTTTCAAAAAACAATCGACGCATATTCTAAAGAGCTAATGAATATTCAACAATCGTCAGAATCAGGGAATGCACAAGGAATTATAGCAACCTTTGAGGAGAGCGGTAATAAAGTAGAATCTGCAGCTCAAGATTTCAAAATGTTTTTGGACAATAACAAAGAGCCTGTTAAATACGAAAAACCATCTGAAAGCATGGTTAAATTTGGTGAAGTATTAGGTAAGTTTATAGGCTCCACTTCTGAAGTCATAAAAAAAGTTAATGATGGTAAGATGTCCAAAGAAGAAGGAGATAAAAAATTCGAAGAACTAAATAATGACATGGAAACTCAACTTAAAGATATCGATGATGTTGAATTAAAAGAGTTTATGGATAAAGAAGGAATAAAATATGACTCTCTAGAATTATTAGCAGAAGATGATAATTCTGTGGATGAAAATGCTAATGAAAATGAAGAAGATACTTTTTCGTTGAATCCATTAGATGACTTTAAATCAAAGAAAAAAATTGATGTAAATAAAGTAATCAAAGCTGGTCCTGCTGAATTAACGATTAATAATCTGGAATTAGGAGAAATAAAGGTTACACAGGATAATGAGTATAATTTTAGCAGCACTAAAGCTGGTGAAAATGCGCAAATCGTTATACTTGATGTCACATTAAAGAACACTGGAAGTAAACCAGCAGACTATTATGCAGATCAAGCAGAACTTATGACAAGTTCAGGAGAACAAGTAGAACCAAACTTTTTAACAGGTTCAGATTTAGTAGTTGAAATGAAAGGTCCGGTTAAATCTACTAGCAAGATAGTATATGAATTAAAAGAAACTAAAGTTGATGACCTTACTTCTGTTTCATATATAGCTAAGCCGTATTTCGATAATGAATCCGGTGAAACTCTATCAGAAGAACAAATTATCGAATTACCTATCAAATAAAACTTATATACCAGGAGAGAATGAAAGTGAAAAAATTTTTAGTTAGTGCATTATCTGTAAGCGTCCTACTTACAGCTTGTGGACAAGAAGAGAATAAAGAACAAACCCAAAACACAGAAAAATCTTCAATATCAGAAAACAAAAAATCTGATGATACAAAAAAGAAAAATGAGAAACAAAAAGACGCAAAGACAAACGAAGAAATAACTTCTGAAGCTCCGACATCTGAGGCACCAACTACTGAAGCACCTACAACTGAAATTGCATCAACTGAACAAATACAATCTATAAACTCTAGTAATGTGACGAATCGTTCTGATTTAGAAACAATTATTTACGGAAACAACTACTCAGAATTAGATAAAATAGCAGCATATAACAGCGCAGTTAAAAATGGAGTGATTCCTCAAGGGAATGTTATGGAAGGTCCAGCGGCAGCAGCTTATGAAAGCTCGTTAAGAGTTGAAAGCGGTCAAGAACAATCTGTTTATTCGAGAAATCCTAACTCAGATAACCCATCAACTGCTAAATACGACCATTTATATAAGAAAGAAAATAATACAGAAAATAATATTACTGAGTCAAATAATGAAAATCAAAATACAGTTCAAAGTAATAATAACTCTGGTTATGATCCAAATAACCCTTATATGAACTTACCGAACCAAGAATGGAGAGAAAATGCCGGAGGATTATCTTCGGGAGAAATTCAAACCAGAAATCAGATATTAAATGGGACTTATCAAGGCGAAGATGCTCAACAAAAGCTGGACGCCATTAACTATTACGAACAAAAATATTCTAAGTAACTACACTAGCTGACCACTAGTACCCTACTGGTCAGCTATTTTTACAACACTAAATAGAACATACGTTCTATTTATACACAAAAATCAAACATACATTCTATATTAGGAGGAGATAACATGAGAATTGAAGAATTAGTAAATGACATTACAGCTTATATCATCGAGAGAGTTGAGGATCTTAGTATTGAATCTCTCGCCTACATCTATAACATTCATATCGCATATAATCACGAGATGAGTTGTTATATGAAAATAGATGGTTGTGATGTTATATTCATTAAATTCGGAACGCCGCAAGATATGTGGTTCAGATTCGCTCATGAACTTGGCCATTATTTTATGCACGTAGGAGTTTCGAAACAAATGCATCCATCGTATAACTACATGCAGGAAACAGAAGCAGATAAATTCGCCCTACTCTTTATGATGCCTGAACGATTAATCGTTGAATATAACTTATTTACAGTTGAAGCAATCATGGATTATTTTAAAGTATCGCAGGAACATGCGACGAAACGTGTAGAGTTATTAATCAACAGATCTAAGACACATAAATTAATTGGATTAGAAAGGATATGATAATATGGCTTCTATTCAAAAGATTAGTACCGGCTATCGTGTACGAGTGTATTATTATGATGAAAATGGTAAACGTAGGACTATCTCGAAAAATGTAAAGAAGGAAAGAGATGCTAAGAAGTTAGCACGAGACTTAGAACGTGATGTTGAGCTTAATAAGTGTAAAACTGACATCCCTACTCTTAAATCTTTCATAGATGAATATATAGAAACTTATAGGGTCGGAAAAGTATCCCAGGCATCAATAGATATCGACAAATGGAGTGCTAAGCGATTGTTCAGTATTCGAATCTATGAAAATAAGAAATTGATAGAAGAAGTTAAGCTGCACGATGAAAATATTCGAATTGATAAAGTAACCCCTACTATGCAACAGAAAGTAATAAACAAACTTTTCGAGTATAACTATAGTATCTCGACCATCAAAAAAACAAACTCATTAATGTTTAGAGCGATGGAGCGTGCTAAGTTTGATGGATTAATATCAGTTAATCCCGCTGAATACATTGAATTCAGAATCACTGACAAAGTAAAAAAAGCTGAGTACATTCCAAAAGACTTGATAAAACCATTCCTTAACGATGTCAAAAGACGTAATATTTATCATTATTATTTATTCAGGCTAATTATCGAGACCGGCTTACGTGTCGGCGAAGCCTGTGCATTGAAGTTATCTGATTTCGATAAAAATAACTTATATATAACTGTTGATTCATCATATGATCAGAAACGCGACGTATTAGGAAATACTAAAACTAAACATCATCGTAAAGTTTATATTACTCGTGAATTATACGATGAAATGTTAAACTTAACGAAACTACATGAAACAAACAAGACTATTATTGGCAGCGAGTATGAAAATAGATACGGTTTTTTATTCGTGAATGAGTTAGGAATACCTATATCCAGATCATCGATACACAACACAATGATTTACTGCAGCAAAAAGATATTGGGCCATCCTATATCCGTTCATAAATTGCGACACACACATGCCACATTATTATTAGAAGCTAATGTACCAATGAAAGTTATCCAGGAGAGACTGGGACATCAATCAATGGAAATGACTGAAAAGATTTATGCACATGTCACACCACACCTACAGGAAGAATCAAGAATTTTATACGAAAATACACTAAAAAACATATTCTAA